TTACGGAGTTTCAAGCCAAGCGTTCTCTGCCATCTGTTCCGGTGTCATCGGGTTCTGGTTGTGCATATGAACCTCCCCGATGTGCAGCGCCTTGGATGGCTTCTGATTGGCTATCGCTGCTGCAGCATTTGCCTGGATCAACTGCTGACCAAGGCCACCGGATGGGATGCTGTTTTGGTCACCTTGGCGATAGCGGGCGAGGGGGGCGTTGACCGTCTCCAGCTGCCGTTCCGGTGTCGGCATGTTCATCACTTGTGGGATGACAGGCATCATCAGCGGTCTCATTGTCGGTATGGTGAGCTCTGGCATGCTCAGCTCAGGGAGTGAGCCAACATCGATGTTTACGCCGGGCAATTTGTCGAACATCTCAAGTACCCATTTAATGGCTTTGCCAATTGCCCAGATTGGGGAGTACAGCACCTTGAATATGGACCCAAGGATTGTGCCGGCTGATTTGCCCATCTCTGTCATGTTGCTGAATGCACCGGTAGCCTCGTTCGTTGCGCCAAAGAACTCGCCTATCTTGGATATGACGCTCGAAATGCCGTCCCAGATGACAGGAAGGATCTCGGCCCAAGGTTCAAACACCTGCGAGATAGCGGGCCCTAGTGTCGATATCAGTCCCTGAGCAAATGCCTTGATAGGGTCCCACCACAACACCAGTGCGCCAATAGCTGCACCTACCAAGAGCACTGGCCATGCTAGCGCCGCGAATAACCCGCCTAGTGCTGAGAGAATGGCCATTACTCCACCCAAAGCCGTGAACCCCGCCACTGCCAAAACCACGGTGGAAATGACTTTTGTCAGGTTGGGGAATAGCTTCGTCCATCTCAACATTACGCCCCCTGCATCCACGATATGGGATATCACATCGTTAATTGCAGGGGTGAGCTGGCCAAAAGCACTGGCTCGGATCGCGAACCATACCGCCTCCAGCCTCTGCCATTGATCGGTCATTGATGCTGCCATCTGTTCGGCTTTCCCCATGCCATGCGTATTGGCCAAGGCGTTGATGTTGCTGCCAAGAGCTTTGGTGTTCGTCATGAGCAACTTGATCATGGCGACAGCCTCGTCCGAACCGAACGCTTTTTTCAGCTCATCTCCCTGGGCGATCGTCAGGGTTTCACCGTATCGCAATTTAAGCTGTTCGAGGATATCCAGTACCGGCATCATTTGCCCGGCACTGTTTCTGAAATCCATCCCCAAAACTTTTTGAGCGTTTCCGATCCCTGACAAGAAAGCGCTGAATTTGGTACCGGCCTCTCCGCCTCCCATCGTTGATTGCAACATACCAAGCACGGCGAACTGCTCATCCATCGAAACTCCCGCGATGTTACCGGCAGCCCCAATAGCCTCGAAAGCGTCAGCCATACCCTTACCTGTGGTCTTGAAAATCTGTACTGCCGTGGCTGTTTTCCCCGCCAGATCCTCTACCCATTGGGCTCGCCCGATGGCATTTGCCTGTTTCTCAAAGATGCTGTACATCGAGCCCATAAAGCTGGTGATCGTGCCTGTGTCCGCTTTGGTCGCTGCTGCCAGAACCCCTGATGCTTTCGTAAATGTGGACAGCTCATACCCTTCAAGGCCAGCAATTGCAGACTGAATCTCATACGAGGCTCTGACAAAATCTGTGGCCGATTTTCCGTAATCCATGCTGAACGTCAGCGCTGTCATGCCGAGTTTATCCAACGCCTGTTCTGCAATACCAAGTGAGGCGACCTCTCCCAGGGCGCGATCCATCTCAATTGCAGGCTGTAAGACCGCTTGAATACCCAGTACGCCGGAGATCATTGCTCCTGCGCCCCCAGCCATTTTTCCCCAATTCTGCTGAACGCTTTCCCCAACGCTGCCCACAGCAGCATTGATCTTCGACAGCGGGGCGGTGACCTGATCAATTAAGGCCACCTGCATCATTAATTTTTCCATCCAAGCCATAAATTAATTACCTATATATATTCATTGATACGATATGACACTATTAAATGTCAGCATTAATACAATGGTTGCTAATTTAATATCCATGGTCAACCTGAAAGGTGTTAATTACTTTTCCAGTGAAAATTACGGTCATTTGTTTTTTTCAAAATTGAAAAAACATAAAAGCAAGGAAACCACGACAAGATGTTGTTTTAGTTGGTTATTTTTTATTTTCATCACAACTACCGTACGACGTAAGAACATCATAAAAACTCACGGAAAACATGAAATTCCATTTAAAAACATGGCGTTATAAATTTTTCCTCCGGGCTATTTGTTGGCTAAAACTGCAAAGTAGTGAAATTCCTTTCACTCTTTTCAGTTTTCAAAACATGCGCAGAACCCAGCATTCATGCGGGTTGGCGGTACCAAATTGCAAGAATCCATTTCTGCAAAAATTTATATTGATGCGCCGCGCAGGCGGGAGCGGAAGAGCGCGGATTCCGTGACGTGTGCGCGTCCGTGGGCGTCGGCACAGTGCGCTAGGTGGCAGTGAGTGAGCTCAGGCTTCACGGTCTGCTTATGGGAGACCGGTTCATGCGACACAGTTGCCTAGCCATGCTCAGGCGCTGTCAGGCTGATATACGAAAGCCCACGATGAGGAACCTTCGTCGTTTTGGGGCAGGATGATGAAGATAGGTGCCATGCCCATCATGCCTGGCACCACGTTCTCTCTAAGTAATGCAATATAAGTGTAATTATAAACTTTTATCACAACCACCAATTGAGTCCTATCGCTGGGAGAAAGATTGCCGATGAACAGCCCAATCCGGTGAGGCCGATGCAGGCTAGCCAGAGAAAGGAGTTGACGCACAATCACAATATTTGCTATTCGCGCACGTACGCATGTGTGTTGTAAAAACGATGGGAACAGTGGGAACATGGGAACATTACCCGCTAACCCGCGCCATTGCTGAGTTTCTTCGTTCCCACAATCGCTGAAAGGTATGGGAACAAAGGGAACATGGTATGGGAACTTATCCGACTTGTTCCCACTGTTCCCAATCTGTTCCCGTGAAATTTAGTTGGAGTGGGAACATTAGTATCACTTGCTGGATAAGGCTTTGAAGGTCATTTATCTATCTTGTTCCCACTGTTCCCATGCTTTTATTAAATTCACTCCTGCGTGCACACATGCGCGAATAGCATGGTAAGCCACAAAAAGTAAAGGGCCGCCAGATGGCGACCCATGGCTTTCTTCTGGCTGGCTACTCGTCTTCCGGCCCATCAGCCTCATCGGCTAACACTCTCTCGGTCAGCATGTAGATCCAGACCGTTGCGCCGCCATCCCGCAAGCGGATCTTGCGCTGGGCACGTTTGCCATCATTCGAGGGCAACAAATACCCCGCCTCCAAGCAAAGCTGGGCCACCCGCTTGGGATCCCTACCTCGGGTGATCTCCGCCCAACCTGGTGGCAGCACAATAAAGCTCACGCCATCGGCCTCCTTCCTGCGATATCCCACCATATTGGCTGGACGGTGGTTGGGGTCGAACCAATCGGCAAAGCGGCTATGCTGATGCGCAACCACAAAACCGCGCACCTGTTCCAGGGTGGCCTTGTCTTCCTTGTTGCCCAGGTGTCCCCGTTCATCCAACCACGCCTTGAGGCATCCCCGCACAGCACGGGTAGCTTCACCATGTGGCCAACCGGTGATCCCAAGTTCAGTTGCCAGCTCACCCGCTGCGGCCACTATGGCAAAGCGATTGATAGCCCGCCCAACCTGATTACCGGCCCCTGCAGGGGTCAGCTCGATCGCCAGCCGCTTGATCTCCGCCTTCAGGCGCTCCTTGTGTGCGTCCAGTCCTGTTGCCAAGGTCTCGATGTAGGCACGAAATGCGGTCCCGTATTCGTGCTTACAGGCCTCGTTGAGGGCATCGGCAAAGGAGCGACCGTCTGGTTGGTTGTGCAGCTCCTCAAACGCACCGTGCTTACCAGTGCTACTCGGGATCTGGATGGTCCGCACTTCCATCCCGGCTTGGGTACGCTTACCCGCTTCGGCAGCGTGATCTTCTAGGGATAGTTCACCCGTGGAGAGAAACAGCAACCGCCACGCCTTGCGCTCTTTCAGCTCACCATCCTGCTTGCTGCGGCCCTTGCCTTGGCCATTCGCCAGCATGTAGGCCACTTGTCCAGCTTCCCGCCCGTCCAACTCGCCGAGTTCGTCCAGACACAATAAGGCATCGTTACGCCGACTGGCGATCCCCTCGATGGCATTACCAGTCGCCCGCCAGGTGTGACAGTAGCGATCGGGCTGGCCATAGATGCTGGCTGCAGCCTTCATGATGGTGGACTTGCCATCGGTACTCTCGCCCTTGAGGTGGAAGCCACCACCCTCCAGTCCCACTAGGGACAACAGGGGGGCGGCGAAGGCCAGCGACAAGGCGAAGCACAGGCGGGAGTTACCCACGGCCATAGCAGCAATCTGGCGCTGCCAGTCGGCCAGCTCCCCCGAGCTGGTGAAGTCGCTGCTCAGATAGCCGGCCGATTGGAGAATCACCTGCTCAGCATCCGGTCCGATTCCCCCACCCGGCAGCACATAGGCTTTGCCGTGCCATCCGGTACGTTCGACACAGGTCACCCGCCGCTCGGGTTGACTCATCATCAGATAGATCGCCAACTTGTCGAGCTTCTTGAGGTTCACAAAGGGCAAGCCGCCATTAAGTAAGGACGCCAGCGCCTCTTGGCCACCACGGTGGACCAACATGCTTACCGGCATCGCCCATTGGCGGGTACGGCCAGCCCGATCCTGCCACTCCAGCAAGCGCCCTTGGCCATACCCCGCCTCATCAGAAGTTTCGGCAACCACCCGAAGCTCAGGGGAAATCAGGGTTTCCTCCTGCCTACCGTTCTGCCCCGAGCCCACCCATTCGTGCACGTAGAGCATACCGTCCCGGATCTCATAGCCCTCAGGCAGTTCCTCACTATCAATTGGTTGATCCTGCTGGCCTTGCACATCCGGCACAGAATGCAATGGGATCACTTCGGCTCGCGGCCCTTCCTTCTGGCTGGCGCCTTGCTGCTGGGTCTGTTCAATCTGGCTCATGATGGCTCTCTTGGTCTCTTCAAGCCCATTGGCCTGGTGATAGTCGTTCCAGTCGCCTGCAGTGGGCGGTAGTGCTACCACAGCCCCCACGACAGCGGCAGCTTGCTCGGCTTTGGTCTTGCCCGGGTTGCCCGTCGTGGTGGCATCGTTGTCGGCGGCAAGCCATAACCGGCAAGGTTGCAAGGGGTCATCCATCCCCCTCACCACCTGAGCGATGGCCAGCAGGTTACCCGCATCCATGGCGCAGTAGACCGTTGCCCCGGTCGCCAGATGCACTGATAGCCCGGTGGCATAGCCCTCGCAAACCGCCACCATGGCACTGCCCGGGATCCGGTGGCAGGCAGCCTGCTTCTGGCCACCGGCAAGGTAATGCCTCACCCCGTCATGGCGGATCAGCTGTACGTTCACCAGTTCGCCGGTCTCGTTGTAGAGCGGCACCACCAGAGATCCAGCGGGGAACGCCTCTTCCCCCACCCTGATCAAAGTGCGGTTGAGCAAGCCACTGGGCCAGCGCAACCGCTTGCCAACCAGATACTCGGCTTGACCCGGGGAGCAGTCACGCAGGATGACAGCGGCCCGGCTAGCCGCCTTCTGGCGCTGTAACTCTTGCCGTTGATGCTCGGCCTCGGCCCGAGCCTGCTGTTGCTGGCGCAGATGCTCCCGCTCATCGGGGTGTATGACAACATGAGAAAGCCCTATGGCATCCCCCACCAGTTTGGCTGCCTCCTTGGTCGATTTACCGGTGACACGGGCGACCAAATCCAGTCCATCACCAGCACCGCATTGGTTGCAGATGAAGGTGCCGCGCCCGCCCTTGTCATCAAGGCGGAAGCGATCTTGGCCACCACAGGCCGGGCAGGGTCCGTGCTTGCCCCGGCTCGGGATCTCGATGCCCAGCTCGGCCAGCAGGCCTGGCCACAGGCCAACGGCGGCTGCCGCCACGTCAGAAACGAACGTTGCTCCGCTCATTGGTCACACCCCACTGAAAAGGCGACCAGTTGCTCAAATGCCTGCTGGTCTAGCCCCGCCTTCAACTGTCGGGCTTCATCGGCGGTCACAGCAACGGCACCGCGGCTAAGTGAAAGGAACTCATCGCGGGCCTTGCGGCTGGCAAAGGCACTCAGGCTGCCAGCCTGCGAGCGCTTGCCGTTTTTACGGTTCACCGGCCCAGTAAATTTGGGAGTATCACCATCCTGAACCCATGCGTAATAGGTCATGACGCACCTCCCGCCAGTTCGTCGTTGAACTCACTGATCTGGCCGGAGGTGGTTTCCAGCCCCTTGGCCAATGCACCCAGCAGGTCAGCTATACCAAAGATAAATTCCTCGTGATCAACGCGATTCTTGCGCTCCCAATCCACGCTATGGTTCAGCAGTCGGGAGAGAGTTTTCAGGGCCCTGGCTGACTTATCAAGATCCGTCGTTGCGAGGATCAGGTCTCTGGAATTACTTGTGATGCTCATGCGACCACCTCCGCATTCTGGTGCTCAGCTGCGGTCAGCAAGCGGATCACGGGACTCAGCATCGATGCAAGCTCAGCGGGAGTCATGGTGTTGGGGCAACTCTCCAGCAACACCAACAGCGCCGTGCTGTAGCGGTTTGTCTGCTCGAGCGGGTCGTTGAGCTGCGTGGTCGCACTAATGGCTTCCAGTGCATCGATCCTGCTGGCGATGGTATGCAACTCGGCCACCAGGACGTCGAGGCGATGGGCATAAGTGGTGGAGTGACAAAGCAGTTGCAGCGCCGTCAGGTTGCGGGCCAGCAAGCCTGCTTGACGTTGCAGGGTGATCAGGTGGGCTTGCTGTTTCATACTGCTGCCCCCTTGCTCGGGGTGCGGGACAGGAACACCAGTGGCAAGCCTGGCAGATGGGCACGTGCCTCAGCTTCGGTATGGGCAGTGGTAGATACGGTACGGATGCAGGGTAGCTCTGCCACACGGCAAGCGTGCGCAGCAAGCAGGAAGGTAAAAATTTTGGATGTAGCAAGAGTGGGGATAGTAGCCATGATGGCAGCCTCTATTGTCGATAGGTATTCACTACCGACCAGAGTTCCTACACTCATGGCGGTAGCCCGAACGGGGGTAGGAATACCGGCGACAATAGAAACCGGCCAGCCTCGCAGCTGCCCCGCCCGAGCCACCATTACACAGCAGACCCCGTCGACCAGATGGGCCAACAGAGCCCCAAGAAAGGGGGATCGAGTACCGACAAAAAACCACGCAAGCGCGTGGGTCGGCGCTATCGTCTCATCCGGGTTCCTACGCCCGGCAACGGATTTTGCCGTTGCGGTAAAGATCTTACCGTGTCGGACAATATCGAACAAGCGCCAATGTGGGCCAGTTCGACAAATTTGATGCAGATCTTGGTCTTTGATATGGTGCATAAGCTTGCTCTTGGGGTTTGGGCTGGGTAGGCGCGATGGAAAGGGGGAGCTTGGTAGGCTCCCCCTTTTTCGTTTAAAGGGGCAGCGGCTGGGCTTGGCGTAATGTCATGCGCCCACCCGGTGTGGCACCGAGCTTGATCACCTCGGGGAATGCCGAGCTTTGGCCCTGGCTGAGGATGGCACGCACTTCCGAATCGCTGCCGTCACACTCCCCGGTAGCTTGTGCCAGGCTGCGATCCAGCGCTTTGCTTAATACACCCAGCGCCCACTGTTTGACCTGCGCTACATCTTGCACCACACACTTCGCCTTGATCAGATTGGCCAACGGCAACAACACGCTATCCAGCTCCTTCTCAACCAGCATCAGGCCATGGCCTTCGAGGTGTGTCAGGTAGTGGCCAGACAGGTGCAATGCTGCTAGCTCCAAGCGGCTTTGGGCCTCACACAGCGGCAAGTAGAACTCGGTTTCGCTCTGCTCAGATGCAGCCAACGCCTGTTTGGCATCCTGAGCAAACAGCGTCAGCCCCACCGCCTTGTTCACGCTTTTGGCGTTCTCTTTGCCTTGTAGCAACTCATCGACCCGACCTTGCTGGCCAGCAGCCAATGTCGCCTCTGTCTCGGTCAAACGCTGTTGCAATTGTGCCCGGTTACTACGCAGTGTTCGGATCTGCGTCTCCAATTCGTCCCGTTCACGTTTGGCTTGCTGGTAGGCCGTAATCATAGTGGTCATGCTCATCGGTTATTCCTCGTTTGGTTGGGTCAGGGTGATGGAATCAAAGGCCGTATAGGCATCGGGAGCCCCCAAGGCATAGGTTTGCGGGCGCAGGTAACGAATGCCCCAGGTGTTGTCATCGTTGAGATCACCGGTAGCCAAGTAGTGGCCAAGCTCCAGGGTCAACACCTGCAGGTTACTGAGGAAGGTCACCGCCAGCATGTTGCCCGGCATGTGCTGGTGCGTGTTGACCGGCAGATCGGCAATCTTGAGCTGCTGATCTTTGCTACGAACCTGACCCGGTGCGAGGTGTGCCTGCTTGTGTAGCGCAAGCAGGTCACCACCGACCAATACCTGCAGTCGGGGATCTTGACGCCACCGTTCTGGCAGTAACTCCAGCAGGCGATACACCATGCTATCGAGATCGCGGTAATCCCCCGCACCTGCTGGATCGAATGTCACAGGGGTCCGCAAGATACGCTGACCCTCCGGGTCCAGTTGTTTGGCGATGGCCTGCCAGCCGGCAGCCACGTCCTCCCCGTTGGGATAGGTCACCGGATCGGTGTTGTCAGCAGCTAGCTGGCCATAAAAACCGATGCGCAGCACATCATCGGCAAACATGGGCAACGTGATCGCTTCGACCAGTTCACTTGCCTGTTCTGGGGTAAGGCCGCCAAACAAGGTCGCCAGCTCAGTGCGGGTAAACACAGCGCTGCTGTCGAAGTCATGGAACTGGTGTTGCTGGGATGCAGGGTCGGCCTTCACGATAAAGCGAGCATTCTTGCTGCGCCCTGTGCGTAATCCGGGTTTGATGGGATCTTGAGTCGGCTCATAGGGGTCTTTCATAAACCGCAGCGTCATACGGGCCAACAAGGGTGATGACTGAAAGATGCTGAGCATAAGTGCATTACCCTTCAGGGCGCTTGCTCGTGGTGAAAGGCTCACATCCTGGGTCGTGCTGAAAGTGAAGTTGTTGAGAATGGCGTCCAAATTCATGGGGGTATCCTTGATGGTGTTGTGGTAATGGGTCAGCTGATCCAGGCGAGCACTAAAGGTCGGCACACGGCCTTCCAGTTCCTGCTCTTGGCCTCTACGTGTATTGGCAAGGCTAAATTTCAGATGGGATAATCCAGTGCCCCCTGGTGAATCGGTTGCGTGAATACCGAACAGATAAGGGGTTCCAGATTTGGCAAAGTTCTCCAACACCTCAATCGTGCAGAAGCGATAACGGCCAGCCTGGTTGGCCTCAATAAACATCAAATTGGGTTCGATAATGGCGTACAGTTTCACTTGGCCATTAACCTCCTCGGCTTTTAATGCCGAAACACAGCCAAGATTTGATTCAGCTCGGTTACCATCCGGCCAAATTAGCGCGGTGTAATATTCGGTGTCGTATCGCTCGGCGATGGATTTTAGAAGCGCAGGTGTAATATTCTGGCCTCCCATGGTCTTCCCTGAGGTGGCAATACAAAGCCACCCTGTCGTTAATTGACTGGACATGATTTACTTCTTCTATAAATGATTTTATTTTTCGCTTGGACGTTATCATCTCGTGACGTAGTCAATTGTTGCTTCAGCACGTCTGCTAGTACTTCTTTTTGCTCAATAGAGAGCATAGCTAAAGATGCTAAAGCCAAATCACCGAGATGCTTTCTTGCTGGGGTTATCGTATGACTAAAACTCAGCCGAGATACCCAACGATGCCGACACTCTTTATCAGTACACTGACAATATAAATCCGCGACATCTTCAGAAAGATAATTTGTCTTATTAATCCGACCAAGCGCCCCGCATTCAATGCAAATGACGCGCATGGATATCCCGCCGACTCTATTGAATAGAGTTAGCTTGGTTATTTTTAGTGTGCATCCAACATCGAATATCCTCTGTCCGCCAGGCCGTAACCCGTTCGGACAACTTTACCGGCTGCGGTAGTTTGCCACTGGCTGACCAGCGCCATACAGTGACGACAGAGATGCCCAACACCTTGGCTAAGGGGCCTACCCGAACAAAGCCCTCTCTTGGTAATTCAGATAATACGTTTAATGACATGGCCTGATACTCCCTATTACGTCTTGTCGTGTCGGGAAGTATCAAAGCACAGGATGGAAGGATTTCACTGTCCGGTAGACGCTACCTCCCGGCCGGTAGAGCTACCGGCCAGTAAGCTATGTCAACTTTTCTTGTAGGGCACCCCTTTATTCATCGCCTTACTCAGCATGCGAGCCATCATTTCTTGGCTAGGCGATTTTTCACCCTCTTTCAGATCAAACAAATGATGTGAATGATTGTCGATAGTGGCAGCCCAAGCTGTCGCATTCAGACACTCTTCTGGCCACTGCTCACGAGCACGAATTGCTGCCGCATATATTTGCTCTCGTTTCAGCTCATGTCTATTCGAGTGTTTTGCTGACTCAGCAACAAAATCAGCATGCGGCTTAATCGAAAGTTCTTCACTGCCAAACAAGGCTCCACTATTAATATGCTTTTGCATTTTCAACAATTCATTGTGAGTAACACGTAACAGCGGATAAATATCCCCTGGGTTGATCAACTCTAGTGAGAAGAAACCACCATTACAGCAAACAGCAATAGTTATGGTTTTTAAACTCTCTCTCGATGAAATCAGAGCAGAATCTTCCTCTCTGATAAAAACACCAAAAAACCCAGAAAGTTCAGCGCATTTTTTGACATATGTAGGTGATGAAAAACCTTGATCCGTTGGAGGGATAAATAACCCTACTGATGCTTCTGAGTCTATCCAACGCTCTTCAATACCACTAAAATTATATGGATTGTTTATATGTATATATTTCCCAATATACATATCAGAGCGAAGGTCATCATATTCAAGGGCATTTTTTCTTTCATACTGCTCGCCTGCACTGATAGTAATATTTACTTCGCCTTCGATGTGAATACTACCGAACTCATAAAAACCTTTACCTTTGTGAAATATAGCCTGTAAATTAACGGCACCTATTACACTCCAATGTAGAATATCCTCTACCTCACAGCCAAGAAGTGTTGCTGCACGGTCAACTGTGCAATACTCAAGCGGGATCAATGGTGGTGATATTTTATTTTGATTCATCTTTTCCATTGCGTTGCCTCTACACATTCGCCTTGCATAAATTGGCGGGCCAGATGGGCAAGGCTCCCCACTTTTCTCTCCGTCGAGATAGGCTCGGCAAAATCGTTAACCCGCTCTGTTGAAATTCACTGGTAGCACATTGCTACCCCGTTGCGAATCATAGAAATCGGCCAGCCACTGCAACAGCTTGCGCCGGTCGTCCAGGTACTCAGCCCGGTGATAGGCTGCCCGCACTTTGTTGCGTTCGGCGTGGGCAAGCTGGCGCTCTATCACATCCGGATCAAAACCTTCCTCGTTCAAGGTGGTAGAGGCCAGCGCCCTGAATCCGTGCGGGCAGGCAATCCCTTTGTAGCCCATCCGCCCCATGGCGTAGCTCAAGGTGTTCTCACTCATGGGATTGGTCAGTTTGCGCTCGCTCGGGAACAGCAACTCACAATGGCCTGTCAGCTGGCGCAACTCATCGAGCACGGCCAACGCCTGACGAGAAAGGGGGACAAGGTGCTCGGTTCGCATCTTCATCCGCGCAGCAGGGATCCGCCATTCTGCCCGTTCCATATCGAACTCATCCCAACGGGCAAAGCGCACTTCACCAGGGCGGGTCATGGTCAACATCAGCAGGTGCAGGGCAAGACGAGTCGCCGGATTAAGTGGCTCGGCTTCCAAACGTCGGAAGAATTCTGGCAGTTCTGAACGGGGCAAAGCGGGTCTGTGCTCCTGCTTGGTGGCCTTGAGTGCCCCTTTCAGGTCTTGGGCCGGGTTGTAACTGGCTCGTCCAGTCTGAATGGCGTAGCGCATGATCGCGCTGACCCGTTGCAATATCCTTCCCGCTGTTTCGGTTGCCCCCCGCTTCTCAACTTTCCGGAGAGCCTCCAGAATCATGGGGGCAGTCAGTTCGGTAACAGGGACAAGCCCGAGGTCAGGGAAGGCATCGACTTCCAGAGATTCGATTACCCGGGTGGCGTGGCCAGGACTCCACAGGGCAAGCTGGCTCTGGTGCCACTCCCGCGCCAATGCTTCGAAGTTATTCTCGCTAGCCAGCTTGTTGGCGATCTTGCTCTGCTTTTTGACGAGGCCCGGATCCACACCTTCAGCAATCTGTCGACGAGCTTCATCCCGTTTGGCTCGCGCCTCTTTCAGTGACACCTCAGGATAGACCCCTAAAGCAAGCGTCTTCTCTTTGCCGCCGTGGCGATACTTGAGCCGCCAATATTTACCGGACTGGTTGACCAGCAGGAACAGCCCCTTCTCATCAGAAAGCTTCTGAGGCTTGCCAGTGAATTTGGCCTGCCGGGCGGTGATATCGGATAGCGGCAT